GGGCGGAGGTGTGGAAATCAAACTCTTTGACAGGATAAAGGCTCTTGAAAAACTCTATGAACTTGAAAACGCTTTCAACAGCGATGACAAGGCTGAGAGTCTTATCAATGCTCTTATTTCGTCCGCTTCGGGTGGTGATTACTCTGAAAGTTGATTCTCTATCCAAAAAACAAAAACTTACTTTGAACTGGTGGTGCAGTCCGAAATACAGAAACTTCGATGCAATTATATGTGATGGTGCTGTAAGAAGCGGAAAAACTCTTTCAATGTCTCTCGGTTTTGTTTTCTGGGCATCAAATTCCTTTAACGGCGGAACTTTTGCAATATGCGGAAAAACTGTGACCTCTTTAAGACGCAATGTAATTACTCCGCTGATTAATGCCCTTTCAGAATACGGTTTTGTATGTTCTGAAAAAATAAGCAAAAACTATATTGATATTTCTTTCCTTAACAGTACCAACAGATTTTATATGTTTGGCGGAAAAGATGAGGGTTCAGCCTCGCTTATTCAGGGAATCACTCTTTCAGGAGTTCTTCTTGATGAGGTTGTTCTTATGCCTCGCTCTTTCGTTGAACAGGCTCTTGCAAGATGTTCTGTAAACGGTTCTAAGATGTGGTTCAACTGCAATCCTGACAATCCAAGCCACTGGTTCTATTCTGAATGGATTAAAAAGGCTGAAAGAAAAAATGCCCTTTACATTCATTTCACTATGGACGATAACCCTTCGCTTTCTCAAAGTCTCAAAGACCGCTATAAACGTCTTTATTCGGGTGCTTTCTATGAAAGATTCGTTCTCGGAAAATGGACGGCTTCCGAAGGTATTGTATATCCTATGTTCAGTCCTGATAAACACGTCTTTTCGGGCAGTATAAACTGTGAGAAGTTTGTGGTATCGTGCGATTACGGTACAGTCAATCCTACTTCTTTCGGATTATGGGGGCTTTCGGACGGTATATGGTACAGGCTCAGAGAGTATTATTACGATTCGAGGAGAGAAGGCTCTTCGAGAACTGATGAGGAACATTACAAGGCTCTTGAAATCCTTGCAGGAGAAAAAAATATCCTGAAAGTTATTGTTGACCCTTCTGCCTCAAGCTTTATTGAGTGCATAAAAAGACATGGCAAATTCAGGGTTGCAAAGGCTGACAACAATGTTGTTGCAGGTATCAGGACTGTGGGCAGTATGCTTAAGGAAAACAGACTTATGTTCAATGAATCCTGCAAGGATATTATAAGAGAATTTTCACTTTATCGCTGGAATGACAAGGCAGGATATGATGTTCCTGTAAAGGAAAATGATCACGCTATGGACGATATGAGGTATTTTGTCATGGATATGATGCAGAATAATTCAGATGACGGTTTCTTTGCTTTGTCTGTTTCAAGATGATTTCCCCGTTCATTTATTTTTAAGGAGGTATTATGAATTTCTTTAAGAAAAAAAATTCCCGTGCCGACCCCGAAATAGTTTCGGCAGTACGTTCGGCAGATATACCGTTTTCTCTTACTGGTTCGGTTGAACCTTTTGAAAAGGAATTGTATGACAGTCTCAGGTTTTCCGTTCCTGTAATTGATGCCGCTATTATGAAGATTATAAGACTTACAGGCGGTTTCAGACTGATTTGTTCAGATGAAAATTATCAGGGTGAACTTGATGATTTCTGTGCAAATGTGCCTGTAGGACTTACAGGAAAATCAATCGGTTCTTTTGCCGACTGCTTTCTTAACAGTCTTATTACTTACGGCAGTGCAGTAGGAGAAATCGTAACAGATGAATCAAAAGGCAGGCTTGCAGGTCTCTGGATTGGTGACGTTTCAAGAGTTATAGTCGGGTCGGGAAACAATCCTTTTGAAAGAATTTATTCCGTAAGACAACAGGACGGGAAATTAAAAACTTTACATCACCCCGAACGTATTCTTTACGCTTCTCTTATTGATGGTCATTCACTGCTTCGTGGACTGCCTGCACTGAGTAAAATTTTACTGCGTATCTATCAGTGCATAGGACAGAATTTTGACCGTGCAGGAAATATAAGATATGCAGTAACTTATAAACCACCTTCGGATTCTGGCGATTTCGCTTACTCTAAGGAAAGAGCTTTGCAGATTGCAAATGAATGGGCTGACGGTATGAATTCCGCAAAATATGGACAGGTTAAGGATTTTGTCGCTGTCGGGGACGTTGATATTAAAGTTATAGGTGCTGAAAATCAGCTTTTCGATACAAATGTGCCTGTACGTCAGCTCCTTGAACAGATTACTGCTAAACTTTCCATACCGCCTTTTCTTCTTGGTCTGAACTGGAGTACAACGGAAAGAATGTCATCTCAGCAGGCTGATATTCTTACATCAGAACTCGAATATTACCGCCGTCTGCTCAATCCCGTAATATGTGAGGCTGGAAACGCTTTTCTTTATTCGTGCGGTATAGATGCTTCATGCTCTGTTGAGTGGGACAACATCAATCTTCAGGACGAATCCGCTCTTGCTGATGCAAGACTTAAAAATGCTCAGGCAAGAGAAATTGAACAAAGACTTAATAATATCAATTAATTTATGGAGGTAAATTTTATGT